TACTCAGCCGACTCAAGCCGTGGGTGAACAACAACCGCCAATGGGAAGCGTTCAGTAGTTACATTGATGCTGTAATTGAAATGCAGCAAAAAGCACTTGAACAAGCAGACGACAATATAATGATGTACAGGTCGCAGGGTGCGATTGCGGCATTACGCAAACTTAAAACATTAAGGGATGAAGTCAATGGCTGAATATATGGGCTATGAAGGTTTAACTAAATCTCAAGTTATTGGAACTAGAGGAGTAGTGCAACTTGCTAAAGAACATAACTATGATTATGAACTTTTTGACGATGGTAAAATTAAAATAATTACGCCAGATGGTTCTCGCACATTTGGTCCTAACGTAAAAGCTGGAACTATAGGAAAATTTTTAGGGTATGCAGAGGGTGGAGCAGTTATGCAAAAACAAATGGAAATGTTTGAAGACGGTGGTCTTATGGAAGAAGGCGGTACAGTAGACCCTGTGTCTGGCAACGATGTGCCACCCGGCTCTACGCAAGAAGAAGTGCGTGACGACATTCCTGCACAGCTTAGTGAAGGAGAGTTTGTATTCCCCGCTGATGTAGTGCGTTACATTGGTCTAGGCAACTTGATGCGCATGCGTCAAGAAGCTAAACTAGGTTTGCGTCTTATGGATGAGATGGGCCAGATGGGCAATAGCGATGAAGCTAGTATGCCGGATGACATGCCTTTTGATATTAATGATCTTGACATGGAAGATGAACCAGAGTATAATACACCTAAAGAGTTTTCAAAAGGTGGTGTTATCTATGCCAGTGACGGTACATATGTTCAGGGACAAGCACAGCCACAATTTGGCATTTCTGGTTTTAATCCTGCTAATGCACCTACTACTGGATTTATGCCCGCACAACCTGTTCAAGCTGCATCTCAACAGTTTGTACCACAGCCAATAACACGACCTGCACAAGCATATGTACCTGTACAACAAGCACCAACATCCATGCCTACATTTGGTGAAATTACTGGACCGGGTGTTCCGGGAGTAGACTATGAGTTTGCTACATTCCGTAATGAAGCGGGTCAAGAAATGCAGCTAAAGATTAAAAAAGGTAGTCGGGGTGAATTGCTTCCGGGTGAAGTACTACCAGACGGATATAGCTGGGTTGATCCAACTGCAACAAAAACAGAAGAAGTAACAACTACGCCTACTACCGTACAAACAGAAAGAGTTCTTTCACAAGAAGACCTTAGAGATAGAGATGATGCAGATGCTGCTAGGCGACAAGCAGACATAGACAGGTATGGTACGGCTGATAATAAAATTGGTTTAATGGATTTTTATGGGCCGGGTAAAGACCTTATTTATGGCGTAAATTACGTAGACGGTTTTGGCATGGGCCTGATGGGCGTAGGTCAAGTTCTAAAAGGCACCGTTGGTGGTGGCAAGTTTCCTGACGGTGCTATGATTATGCTTAAAAATGGTGATGATGAAATTCTTCTTACTGGTGAAGACTATACAAAATTCCGTAATGTAGTAAGGGCTGAAGGCACTGATTATTCTGAAATACTAGACCTTATGGAAAAGGGTCGTGTAAAAGCTGCCACTGCTAATGCAAGAGCAAAAGCAGCAAAAATTAAAAAAGAGGAAAAACGTCAATCTGTTGAAAACATTATTGCGGGTACAGAAGATGACGATGGAGGTTACAAAGGAAGAGGAGAGTCTCTTGACGTAAATCAAAAAGGTGCTGGTCTTGAATCTAGTTTAAGAGGCTCTCCAACACCGGGTGGAACGGGTGGTAAAGTACGAACGGATACAGCAGGTAGTGGTGTAGGTCGTCAAGATTTTTCAGGCGTTATTAGAGAAGATAGTGATCCTGCCTCTTCTTCTTCATCTGCTGCCCAACAAGAAGATGACTCTGGATCAAGCATTACGGCTGAATCGGTCCTTCAACGCATGGAAGGAGATGATGTAGCCGACGATATTGCTTCTGATTATAGTGATTTTGGAACTGACTTTGGTGATACCGCTGGTGATTTTTACTTTAATCAAGGTGGTCTTGCTGGCAAACCAAAACCTAAAACTAAAAAGAAGATGAAGCGTGGTGGATTAGCTTCTAAAAAATAATCCACATATGTTGGCTACCTAATCCCCCACCCCGACAGTGGCTACGGTTGGCCCCGACAATGGAGAAGTAAAATGGCAGAAGCCGAAATTATGGCTGAAGAAATACAGTCACCTAAGAAAGTTGCGTTTGCAAATCGTAAGTACACTAACGAAGAAAAACGCAAAATGGAAGAAGAAGAACTTGAGCAAATGCTCAAAGAACAAAAAGGCGAAGTAGAAGAAACTTCTGAAGCCGAAGAAGAAGAGCCTACAGGTGCAGAAGAGAAAACATTTAAGAAGCGTTACTCTGATCTGCGTAGGCATCAACAGAAACAAGCAGAAGAATTTAAGACAGAACTTGCAGAACTAAAAGCACAGCTTTCTGCCGCTACACAAAAAGAAATGAAACTGCCAAAGTCGGATGAAGACATTGAGCAGTGGGCAAAAGACTACCCTGATGTAGCAGCTATCGTTGAAACAATTGCAATGAAGAAGGCACGTGAGCAATCAACTGCTCTGGAAGAACGCCTCAAAGTAATTGACGATATGCAAGTGTCTGCAACTAAAGAGAAAGCAGAAGCGGCATTGATGCAAATGCACCCTGACTTTGACGAGATTAGGGATAGCGACAGTTTTCACGAATGGGCTGAAGAACAGCCTAAGTGGGTGCAAGATGCGCTTTATGAAAACGACAACGACGCACGTTCTGCTGCTAGGGCGATTGACCTCTACAAAGCTGATATGGGTATTGGCAAGAAGAAACCCAAGTCAGACAAAGACGCAGCCAAGTCTGTGTCTACAAAGAATAGTCGCAGTAAACCGCAAGAAAACGAAGCCTCCTCATACTTGAAAGAGTCGGAAGTACAGAAGATGTCACCGCAAGAGTACGAGGCTAAGTCCGACGAAATTATGGAAGCTATCCGTTCTGGAAAGTTTATCTATGATATTTCTGGTTCAGCCAGATAAAAAAAGTGTTGACAAGTAGTTATTTTTTAGTATAACTATAGTCATCAAAGGTGTAAGCAGGTTCGCTACTTGCTTACATCCAATCCGCAAACACTTCAGTCTTATGGATTACCTGACGAGCATGGCCCGTTGACAAACTGGGCGGCCACCTAGTTTAAGATACGCACCCATAGTGAATCAGCCTCTGATTAGTCTGGTGAGTTTGCATCTGTAAAATGCTAATTTAGGAGAAACATCATGGCATTCACTACCGCTGCCGGGTATGGTAACCTTCCTAACGGTAATTTTTCGCCCGTCATTTACAGCAAACAGGTGCAACTTGCTTTCCGCAAGGCCGCTGTTTGTGAAGCAATCACAAACTCCGATTACTTCGGTGAGATTGCTCAAATGGGTGATTCCGTTAAGGTCATCAAAGAACCCGAAATCACAGTTAAGGCTTACGCCCGTGGTACAACCATCACGCCGCAAGACCTTGACGACGAAGACTTCAGCCTGACAATCGACAAAGCTAACTACTTTGCGTTCAAGGTTGATGACATTGAAGAGGCACACAGCCACGTTAACTTCCAGTCTCTGGCAAGTGACCGTGCAGCTTACCGCCTTGCTGACCAGTTTGACCAAGACGTTCTTGGCTACTTGTCAGGCTTTAAGCAGTCTGCTCTGCATGCAAATGCAGACACCGCAAACGACGTAACAAACGGCTCCGTAGCTGTTTCTACCGCCGGTTCGGACGAACTGCTTGCAAGCATGAAGCTGGACGGCAGCGACTTTAACGCTGGTTCTAGCGGCAACTCGATTGCCCTGACCGTTCGTACTGGTAATACTGCAGCACCTACTGCTGCTGGTAACGCCAACCCGCTGTCAGTTATTGCCCGTATGGGTCGTAAACTGGACCAGCAAAATGTAGACTCGCAAGGCCGCTGGCTCGTAGTTGACCCAGTTTTTGCTGAACTTCTGAAGGACGAAGACTCACGTCTGTTCAACGCTGACTTCGGCGGTTCTGGTCTGCAAAATGGTCAGATGGCTGGAACCATTCATGGCTTCACCATCCACGTGTCTAACAACCTTCCATCAATTGGTTCCGGTCCTGCTACTGAAGCAGACACCAACTCAACCAACTACGGTGTGATTGTTGCTGGTCACTCGTCTGCTGTTGCAACTGCAGAGCAGATTAACAAGACCGAAACCTACCGTGACCCTGACAGCTTTGCTGACATTGTTCGTGGAATGCATTTGTATGGCCGCAAGATTCTTCGTCCCGAAGCACTTGTTAACGCCATCTACAACGTCCGTTAAAGGGAGATTAGAAAATGGCTACAATTACTGCTACTCTTGCTCCCGCTATGGGTAACTCCCAGCGTGGACGCAATCCGTACATGGTTGAGCAGGTCGTTGACCTTACTGCTAACAGCATCAATCCTAACGGTGACGTAGTACAGTGTATCACTGTTCCTGCGAACACCAAGATTCTTGCTGCTGGTTTTCAGGTAACTTCCAGTGCAACTCAGAACACGGGTACTGATGCTACTGCCATCCTTGGCACTGGCGCAGACGACAACGAATACGTAACAGCGTTTGACATTGACGGTGCTGCTGATGGTGCTTATGCACCTAGCGTAACTGTCTCTGCTGACCTTGTTATCGGTACTGCGGACACTCTGGACCTGACCCTTGCTGGTTCAGGTGCATCGTTCACTGCCGGTGAAATTCGTGTCTTCGCCGTGATGATGGATGTAAGCGCACTTGGCGAAATGGAAGCTGCTGAAGTTTCCCGTGACCAAGCCTAATTAAACGAGGGGGCTGGGCAACTGGCCCTCTCTTTTTACCTTTAAGGATTTCAGATGGCATATACCTACCTTGACATCACGAATGAAGTATTGGCTCGTTTTAATGAAGTAGCATTGACGAGTTCTAACTTTACTGCATCTCGTGGATTTCAAACACAGTGTAAGAATGCTGTGAACGATGCCATCAATTACATTTTTCAACGAGAGTTCGGGTGGTCATTTAGCCACGCACTTCAGACCGAAACTCTTGTAGCTGGCACCACACGTTACTCAATTGGTGCTACAGTTTACAACGTAGACTACGAGACCTTCCGTATTTCAAAGGATGACTCTCTTGGTGTGGCTGGTACAACGCTGCGCATAATGGACTATAACCAGTATGTCGATACACACATCGACCAAGAGAGTACATCAGATGTAGGTGCAGTGCCGCTGTACGTATTCCGTACACCAGATAACAACTATGGCCTGTATCCATACCCAGATAAAGCATACACACTCAAGTATGACGCATATGTAAGGCCGACTGCTTTGTCTGCGGCTACAGATGCTCCAACCATTCCTGAACAGTTTCGTCAGGTAATTGTAGATGGTGCCACTGCATACGGCTATCAGTATCGTGGTGAGGCACAGCAGTACGGCATTAACTTTGCTAGGTTTGAAGAAGGCATTAAGCATATGCAGAGTTTGTTTATTAACAGGAACTATAGCTACGTGCGTTCTACGTACATTCCGCAATCACAACGGTACGGTACTTCAGTATTTCCGACAGGGGGCTAACACATGGCTGATGAAGCGCAACTCAGTCCGTATGTGTTTGCCTGTGAAGGTGGCCTTGTTCTTGACCAGCCAACCTTTAAGATGCAACCCGGTATGGCTCTGGAACTAGAAAACTTTGAGCCAGATGTTCGGGGTGGCTACAGACGGATTAACGGCCACACTAAATGGAACAGCAACATTGTTCCGCAGACATCATCCTCTACTGAAAAGGTATTGATGTCAGCATTCTTCGACGGTAACAATAAGGTTATTGCTGCACGTGGGGAGAAAATATTTGAAGCAGCTAGTGGTAGCGGTTCATGGTCAGAGATTGACACAGGTCGTACTAGCGCAGGTAAGTACACACATCATCGTTATAACTTAGGTGGCACAGAGTTTATTGTTTGGGCAGATGGTGCCAACCACGCTACCAAGTATGACGGCACTACGGTAACAGACCTTAGTGCTACAGGCGCACCGGCTAACCCAAAGTTTGTGACAGGTTTTAAAGATGCATTATTCTTTGCAGGGCATAGTGCAAATCCAGAAGAGATTA